GGTGGACAGGCGGAGGACCGGTGGCGAAAAATTTTGGTAGTGCCTATAGGTCGTTTTGTAGAGTAAAATCAAGCACTTACCGGCCAAAAAAATGGCCAGAATTGACCAAATTGAGCGTTTGGGCGAAAATTTTCGCCCAATTCGCCCAAAATGGCCTTTTTGCAATCAATTGCTGATTTTGGTAGGGTATACGCTCTACTCCCCTACCAGGAGCCCAAAATGCCTTTCAACCCCTATTTCATTAAAGAACCATTCTGCGTTTCATTTTCTGGCGGCCGATCGAGCGGTTTCATGCTGTACCAGATACTGCAAGCCCACGGGGGCACCCTCCCAGACCACGGCAAGGTGATTTTCGCGAACACCGGTAAAGAAATGCCGGAGACGTTGGATTTTGTTCAGGCCTGCTCCGATCATTGGGGTGTTGATATCACCTGGGTGGAGTACGGCGGTCAAGTGGAGGATGGCATCCAGAAGCGCGGCCGCTATGCCGGCAAGCCCAAGTACAAAGAGACCACTCGGATCGTGGACTATGCGACAGCCTCTCGAGCGGGAGAGCCTTATGAGGTGCTGATCCGCGAGCGCAAGATGCCGCCCAGCTGGCGGGCCCGGTTCTGCACGTCAGCTCTGAAGGTCCACCGTATTCACGATATCATGACCGATATTGGCCCCCCGGGCATTGCAGATCGTCGGCATCCGTGGTGATGAGCCGCGCAGGGCCGTGAAGATTCATGGCAAGATTGACGCTAAAAACGGCGTGGAGAACTACTGCCCGCTCTGGCTGGATAAAGTGACCAAAGAGCAGGTGGGTCAGTTCTGGCAGGAGCAAGACTTCGATCTGCAGCTGGCCAATCATAACGGCACCACCGAATTCGGCAATTGTGACCTGTGCTTTCTGAAGGGCAAAAAGATTAAAGTCAATCTGCTGCAGCAGCGGCCCGATCTGGCTGACTGGTGGATTCAGCAGGAGGTGATCGCTTCGGATTTATCCAAATCTGATCAGGCACTATTCAGCAGCCGCCATTCTTACCAGGATCTGCTCGATATTGCACTGGACAAAAATGCGCAAGTCGAAGATGATTACGCCTCCCTCCCTTGTATCTGTAGTGATTAAATGCCGCTACACTCAATTGCTGATTTATCAGCCCTAACGGGCATTTCCCGCGAGACAGTCTCCAAAAAACTGCGCGAGCTTCCCTATGAACTCGGCGCACGCAATTCCAAGCTTTATGATTCGGTGAAAGCTCTGCCTGTGCTGTATAACGTCCAGGGGGATGGCGAGGACCTGAACGTGGCCCGCGCGCGCCTCGCGATCAAGCAGGTCGAGAAAATCGACTTCGACATGGACATTAAATCGGGCGGTTTTGTTCAATCCAGTGTTATGCTGGATGAAACGAATCGGGTCTGCACGGCATTCCGAACTCGGCTATCATCCACGCCCACTAAAGTGGCGCCCAAAGTGGCGGAAATGGATGACCCGATAGATATCGAGGAACTGCTTGAAGAACACATCAATGAAGCCCTTGAAGAATTCTCCGACCTCCGAACCTTCATCGAGCGATTCACCCGCTCGCCAACTCTGGTGCGAGGCGGCCGCAAATAGCCTCAAGCCGCCCGAGAAGCTGACGGTCAGCCAGTGGGCGGACAAGCATCGCCGGCTTTCGCCGGAATCGAGCGCCGAGCCAGGGCGGTGGAAAACCTCAAAAGCTGAATATCAGCGCGGCATCATGGATTCGATCTCCGATCGGCGAATCCACACCGTGGTGGTCAAATCATCGGCACAGATCGGAAAAACCGAAATCCTGCTCAATATCGCCGGCTACTATATCGACCAAGACCCGGCGCCTATGCTTTTCCTGCAACCCACCCAGTCCATGGCCCTGGCCTTTTCAAAAGACCGCCTGACCCCTGCCTGCCGCGACAGCCCTCGCCTTGCCGGCAAGCTGGCCGATGTGAGAGAGGAGACGGGCGCCAGCAAGGCGACCAAGAAGGGCTCCACCCTGCTGCAGAAAGTCTACCCGGGCGGCCATATCAGCCTCGCCGGCATGAACTCGGCCTCGGAGCTGGCCTCCAGGCCCGTGCGGGTGGTGCTGATCGATGAAGTCGACCGCGCGCCGGCCAACGTCGGCGGCCAGGAAGCCGGCGAAGGAGACCCCGTTAGTTTGGCTAGAAAACGCTCTCAAACCTTCTGGAACCGGAAAACAATCCTGGTGAGCACGCCCACGATCGAGGGGATGTCACGTATCGATGATGAGTGGCAGGAATCCGATCAGCGCAAATTCTATGTGCCTTGCCCGCACTGCGGCGAGCCCCAGGTGCTCGAGTGGAAGCATGTGAAATGGCCTCCAGACGAGCCCCAAAAAGCCCAGTACTGCTGCCAGACCTGTGGAGCATTGTGGTCCGACACACAGCGCTGGAAAGCGGTCGGGCAGGGTGAATGGCGAATAACCCGGCCCGAAGTTCTGTCAATCGCAGGGTTCCACATCAACGAACTCTATTCACCTTGGTCCAAGTTGGGCGATATGGCCACCGCTTTTGTCATCGCCAAAAGGGGTGGCCCTGAACAGCTGAAGACTTGGGTCAATACTTCCCTGGGCGAGTGCTGGATCGATGAAGAGGGCGAGACGGTCAGCTGGGAGATGCTCCACGCGCGGCGCGAGGACTACCCTCACAGGGATAAGGCCCCTGACGGGGTCACCGTGCTGGTGGCTGGCGCCGATGTCCAGGATAACCGGATTGAGTATGAGATCGTCGGTTACGGCGCCGGCGAGACTTCATGGGGGATCAAGTATGGCGTCCTGGTCGGCGATCCCGGACAGCCGCAATTCTGGGGTGCCTTCAAGGCCGCGATGACTGAGGAGTTCACGCATCCAAGCGGGCAGGAACTCAAAATTTCCATGGTCTGCATCGATTCGGGTCACTTCACTGACCAAGTCTACGCTTTCTGCCGTGACGCGGGTATTCATTGGGCTATTCCTGTGAAAGGGTCATCTGAGTACGCCCGTCCGATCGCGAAATTTCCACGCAAGCAAGGCAAGGATACCCGAGTCTATCTGACGATTGTCGGCACCGACACCGCCAAGGAATTGATCTACTCACGCTATAAGATACGTGACCCTGACGTGGAGGGGTACTGCCATTACCCGATCTCCGAGGATTATAACGAGACCTATTTCCAGCAGGCTACGGCGGAAAGGCGGATCCGAAAATATCGCAAGGGGACCGCTTTTTTCGAGTGGGATGCTGGCTACAGAAGGAACGAAGCGTTAGATTGTCGGGTATACGCGCTCGCTGCGCTTAAAATATTGAGGCAGAATTTTGGGTTGAAGGTCGGGAAACTGAAGCCGCGCAAGGATAGGATTGAAGACCGTGATGTCATCAACGACGCAGACCCGAAGCGTTCGTACCGTAACCGGCCGATCGAACAGCCGAGATCACAGAAAGCGCGCCGCAAGCCCTCCGGGTGGTCCGGCGTGCGAGGGAAATGGTGATGGCCTGGACAAAAGAAGATCTTGACGCCCTGGAGGCTGCGATCAAAAGCGGTGTGCAGGAAGTGGATTACCCAGGCGGGCAGCGGATCAAGTACCACACGCTGAACGACATGCTCAAACTGCGTCGGGCAATCATTCTGGAAATCAATTCCACGGCAGGCGGCAAAGCCTATGCCCTGGTGGACTTCCGACGATGAAATGGATGCAGAAAATCTGGAATCGTTACGAGACGACGACTCCATCAAGAACGCATGACATCGGCCGGTCTACCGGCGATGGCGACCGTCCCATCGGCATGGCCGGCAAGACATTGCGCGAACAGGCGCGATTTCTCGAAGAGAATCATGATCTGGTCAACGGCATTCTGACCGTACTGGTCAATAACACGGTGGGGCCAGAAGGCATCACGGTGGAGCCACTGCCGCGCAACGCTGACGGGTCCGTCAATCGCGATCTGGCCGATGAATTGTCCCTACTCTATGACGACTGGTCGAGGCATCCAGAGGTCACAGGGGAGTACACCCGCCCGGCCATGGAGCGACTGCTCGCGCGCTCTTTGTACCGAGACGGAGAGGTGTTTGTCCAACACCTCTCCGGGCGGGTGCCATTCTTGCAGCACCGCACGCAGGTGCCCTATAGCGTGGAGATGCTCGAGGCGGACATGGTCCCAATGGACCACCCGGACAACGTCCAACACAATAATTTTCAGGGCGTGATCAAGAACAATTGGGGTCAGCCGATAGCCTATCAGGTCTATATGCGTCATCCCGGCTCGATCAAGGCGTGGGATACCCAGCTCAAGGAAGTAAAAGCCGATAGCATGCTCCACGCCAAGCTGGTCTCACGAGTCGGGCAGACGCGCGGCGTGTCACTTTTCGCCTCGGTGCTCAAGCGGCTCAACGATCTGAGAATGTACGAGGAATCCGAGCAGGTAGCGGCGCGCATGGCGGCGTGCCTGGGGCTTTATATCAAGAGGGGCAACCCTGACCTGTATGTGCCGGGCAATGAGGAGGAAGGCGACGATCGACTGTTCGAGATGGCGCCGGGCATTATTTATGACAATCTACTGCCTGGGGAAGAGATCGGCGATATCAGCCCGAACCGGCCGAGCCAGCTTCTGCAGCCGTTCCGCGACAGTATGCTCAAGGCGGTCAGTGCCGGCGTGAAGGCCAACTATTCCACGGTCTCCAAAGACTACTCCGGGACGTATTCCTCGCAGCGCCAGGAACTCTCCGACTCGTATGTGAACTACGGCACGCTGCAGGCTGACTTTGTGAACCAGATTTGCAGGCCTATGTGGGAGCAGTTTCTCGCCTCGGCATTGATGGCCAAATTGATCCGCGTTCCGGACAGCCTGGACGAGCGCACGCTATACGATGCTACATTCCGCGGCCCTGTTCAGCCGTGGATCGACCCGGCCAAAGAGGCGTCCGCCAACCTGATCCAGGTGCGTGCCGGCTTTAAATCCTTGTCCCAGGTGATCCGGGAGCGTGGGGAGAATCCACGCAGAGTACTCGCTGAGATTCAGCGAGAGCGCGAGGAGGCTGAGGAGATGGGCATTGAATTGTCCAGTTTTGCGTCTACTGACGATACCAACATGGGAGGCACAGGTGATGATTCTGGCCAAAGCCAAGGGCTTAGAACTCAAGGTAACAAAGACGACGATTCAGGGTCAGGCAGTGCCTCGGGGAGAGCTGTACGTCTACGGTGACATTGTCAGCGAAAAATGGTTCGAGGGTGACGTAGCGCCTGCGGATGTCGTTAATCTGCTCAACGAGATGGCGTCCCTGCAGGTCTCCGACATCGATGTCTATGTCAACTCGATGGGTGGTTCCGTATTCGCAGGCACTGCGATCTATTCCGCGCTCAAGCGCCACCCGGCTGCAATCAATGTGCAGGTCGACGGCATCGCTGCTTCGATCGCGTCGGTGATCGCGATGGCAGGCGACCTTATCAGCATTGCCGACGCCGGCATGATCATGGTGCATTCGCCCTGGTCTGTCGCGATGGGCAATGCCGCTGAACTGCGCAAGCAGGCTGACGTGCTGGATCAGGTGGAGGTCTCGATGAGAGAGGCCTATATCAACCGAACCGGCATCGATGAGAAACAATTGGCCCAAATGTTGGCTGATGAGACCTGGATGACGGCAAAAGAGGCCGTAGAGCTTGGTTTTGCCGATGAAATCGTGCAAGTTACAGACGTAGCGGCGCAGTACGTGCCGGAAGACCGGTTTCGGAATACGCCAGAATGGTTGAAGTCCGGGAGCGATTTTAAAATTCCTTGTGAAACCACTGCATGCCGCCTGCAAGGCGCATCAGCGGACACATCAACTGGTACCGCGGAGGACGCAGCAATGCCCGATCCTATCGACATCGACACTCAGCTGAAGGCGGCGCGCGAAACCGCTGCCGAAGAGGCAAAAGCAGCCGCGATTGCGGAAGAGAAAGCCCGGAAAAAGCATATCAATGCCCTTTTTCTGCGCTTTCCCCAGCATGCGGACTTGCGCCAGGAATGCATGGATGACATGGACTGCACTATCGAGGCAGCGAACACTAAATTGCTGGATAAGCTGGCTGAAGGTGCGGGCCCATTGGGTGGTGCTTCTCGCATCGAGGATCTCGGCAGCGAGCACGAGAAATTCAAGGCAGGCATCGTTGATGGCATTTTGCAGAAAGCGCAGGCCAAGCCCATCGATGAGAGTAATCCCTATCGTGGCTTTTCGATGCGCGATGTGGCGCGCGTTTGTGCGGCCAAGCTGGGGCATCCGGTCGACCGGATGGGGACAGAGCAGATCATTCGCGCGGCCCTGACCTCGGAGTCGGATTTCCCGACCCTGTACGAGAACGCCATGCACAAGGTGCTGCTGAACGCCTATCGCGTCCAGCCGGACACGTGGTCCGAATTTATGGGCACCACCACCCTGGCGGACTTCCGGCCGCATAACCGCTATCGGATGGGAACCTTCGGCAACCTGCCGACGCTGACCGAGAATGGCGAGATTCCGCGCACCAATCTGCAGGATGCCGAGAAAGAGCAGATTAGCGCGGTTGAGCGCGGCATGATTTTCGATCTGAGCTTCAAGGCTATCGTGGATGACGACCTGGGCGGGTTGACTCGAGTCGCCACCCAGATGGGCCGGGCAGCGCGCCGGACGGTGGAGTCTTCCGCCTACGACCTGCTGATCTCCAACCCGACGATGGGCGACGGGGTCGCATTGTTCGATGCGGCGCACAACAACATGGCCGCGACAGGTTCCGAGATCAGCGTTGAGTCCCTCGGCGAAGCGCGGGCGGCCATGCGCCGCCAGATGGACCCGTCGAGCAATGAGTACATCGATCTGCTGCCGGCCGTGCTGCTCTGCCCAGTGGAAATTGGCGATCTGGCCCGCCAAGTCGTGGCGTCCGAGACTGATCCCAGTCAGACCAACAGTCGGGTACCCAATCCGATCCGCAACATGGTTCGCGTGATCGACACGCCCCGCCTGTCCGGTACCGGGTGGTACTTGTTCGCCTCGCCCATGGACACCGCTGTTGGCGAGGTCGGTTTCCTGAACGGCATGTCCGAGCCGGAAATGATGATGGAGGAACTGTTCGAGAGCCGCGGCGTGCAGTGGCGCGTCACTCTCGACTTCGGCGTCGCGATGCTCGAGTGGCGTGCAGGCTACTACAATGAAGGCGCCGCACCGGCCGCTCTGGGTGTTCAAGCGAAGCGGACCAACGGCAAGAAGTGATCCGAGCGGGGTGAAAATTTTTCGCCCCGCCGCCCAATATGAGGAATTAGAAAATGGCTACAATTTTTCACCAGAACGCGGGCGACGTTATTGATTGGGTCGCTGCTGCTGATGTGCTGGCAGACGATTTCATCGATGTCGGCGGAAAGTTGGGGATTGCGTTGAATTCCGGCGCCACCGGCGAGACGATCAGCGTCAAACTGACTGGCGTGATCAAAGCGGCTAAAGCCGCCGAGGCCCAGAATGCGGGGCAGGTCGTTACGGCCAACACGACGACCAATACGGTCGCCATTGCCGGTGGTGATATCGCTGCAGCCGGGGTGGTGATCCAGGATGCGGCTTCCGGGGACGCGACAGCCCTTGTCCGCCTCAACGCCTAAGTTACCTGGGCTGGTACAGGGCGCGATAGACTGGCTGACTCACACGGGTGAGGATGTTGTCTATCGGTCGGCGTTGTCCGGGCAGTCATCGACTGTCCGGGCGACGATCGAGCAGGATGTCACACTGCTCGATGACCAAGGCATGGCCACACGCGGGCTGGTTATCAACCTGAGCCCGCAGCAGGTACCTGTAATGAAACACCAGGATGTCGTCATCACTGCGTCTGGCACTCGCTATCAGATCGATGAGATTATCGACAGTCCCGGCTATTTGATGCGCGCCTTTATATCCCCGGAATGATATGCCGACCCGATCAGAAATCAGACAGCTATTCGCTGCTGCGATCAAGGATTCCCTGCCGCAGCTGCACGTCTTTGCCGGGCGCCATATCGATTATCTGCATGACGTACTGCCGGCAACCATCGTGTCGTTTGACTCTGTCGCGGTGGAGCAGGATATGGCGGATCAGTATCGCTATTCCGGCACTATCACGGCGATCGTGGTCTCGGCCACGCCGGACGATGATGACCTGGACGGCCTGATCGACGCCATCATTCCTGCCGTGCAGGACCGTATCCGCACGATGGTGCCCGGAATGGGCTGTCAGCTGATTGAGATTGCCTATAACCGGGAGTTCGATCCCGGAGTCGCCGCCGGGGTGGTGACGTGGCAGGTAGATTACGGTGACTAACTACTATGATTCCATGCGCCCCGGGATCCGGGCGCTGCTGCGGTTAGAATCCGACCTCGAATATTTTGAGCGGGTGGCCGGGCCCAAAGCCCGCGTACGCGCGCTCAACAGGCTGCGCGTCACGATGAAGGCGCGCGTGGCGCGGGAACTCTGGCAGAATCTGCGCTATCTGCCGCTGGTGGACAGCAAAGGCCGGAAAATCAGAGAGAAGAACATCCGCACGGGCGTGAAGCTGAAGCACATCCGCGACAGGATATTCACCAGCCAGGCCAACAAGCGGCGCCCGTTCACGCGACTCATTGTTTACACCACGCCCATTCCTGCGATCCGCCTCACCAGCTCATCTAAGGGCGGCACCACCACGACCAAAGGGCAGTTCATGAAACGCAAGGGTGGGAGACGTGCGGCTGGGCGCAGCAGCAAGCTGGGCGGGCTGAGTATTGGCGGCGTGATCATGCCGAACGCCTTCATTCAATTTTCGAAAAGAAACCAGACGTTTCACGTTTTTCGCCGGAATCAGCGCGCTACATGGTTGCCCGGCAAGAGCGGGTGGGACGTAAAACCCGGAAGCAATCAATTCGGCTTGCGGCATTCTTATGACACCGTTAAATTTGATATTCATGAAGCTGCAAACAAGCACACAGCAGCGGCGGTCGAGAAGGTGGTCCAGGAGCGCGCTGCGTTGGAATACAACCGAGCGCTTGAGCAGGTCGGTGCACAGCTCTTAAAATACGGGAGGTAACATCCATGACATCTACAGCAATTTCCGCGCAGGGGTCGACCCTGAGCATTGGCGCCACGCCGACGGCGATCGAGAACATGATTTCGTTCTCCGGGTTCGACGGGCAGGCCGCCGAGATCGATGTGACCAATCTAAGTTCCACGTCAAAAGAATACCTTGCCGGATTAACCGACCCGGGGTCATTCTCGTTCGAGTTCCACGCCAATTTCCTGACAGCGACAGCGGGGCAGGAATTGCTGCGCGCGGCCGCGTTGTCAGGAGCGGTCACTGATTTTACGCTGGACCTGCCAGACGGCACGTCATTGGATTTCCAGGCAGTGGTCCAGAATGCGTTGTCCACGTCGGGCGGTGTGGACGCGGCATTGAATGGATCAGCCAGCCTGCGAATCTCAGGTCCGATCACAATCAACCAACCCGTCTAAGGACACCCTATGCCTCTATTGACCCGGGAAGCCATCCTGGAAGCGGATGATCGACAATTCAGAGATGTGGAGGTGCCCGAATGGGGCGGCACCGTCCGAGTCGCTACCATGACAGGGCGAGCGCGCGATCGGTATGAAGCCGGTCTATACCAGGACCAGGGAAAGGAGACTACGTATGACAACCTGCGAGCGCGGTTTTTGAGTCATTGCGTGGTCAACGAAGCCGGCGACCTGATCTTTTCGGTAGGTGATCTGGAGGCGCTGGGGCAGAAGTCCTCTGCGGCACTGGATCGCGTGTTCAAAGTCGCGTCCGACCTCAATGGTACCTCTGCTGACGGCGTTGAGGACATCGCAAAAAACTGATCACCCAGCCCCACCGACAGAACTATTTCGCTCTGGCGGAGAGGCTGGGAATGACCGTACAGGAATTGCTGGTCAGGATGAGCAGCAGGGAAATTACCGAATGGATTGTCTATTTCAATCTGGACAAGTGGAAGGAGCATTTCGCTAAAAAGGCGAGAGAATCACAAACGCCAGACTCGGCGGTGGTGATGCAGACACTGTTCGGCGGCCGGAGGATCACTGATGGCAAACAGCAATAAAAAAGTCACTGTCAACGTCGCCGCCGATACCAAGCATTTTCGCGTTGAGATCAACAACGCGACCAAATCACTTGAGCGCTTCCGCCGGCAGACCGAGCAGGCCCACGGCTCGGGGCGTGTTATCTCGAATGCATTCCGCGGCATGGCTCGAGGCGCCGCAGCGCTCCATGGGCCGCTGGCGGGCATATCAGGTCGACTGTCTGCCATGGCTACGCTGCTGTCGAGCACAAGCGCTGCGTGGATTTCGTTTGGCACGGTTGTGTCGGCCGCAGCAGCTTCGGTCATCGATGGCCAGCGCAATCTCATGAAGCTGGAGCATCAGCTGGCGCGGATGGAAGGCGTGCTGACGGCTACAGGGCATGCCGCTGGGTTTACTGCCGAGCAGATTCACGATTTCGCGCGCAATCTGGCGCTCGATACGTTAACTGACACAAACTCTGTGTTGGATGCCGCCGCCGCACTCGGCACGTTCTCCACCATCACCGGGGACACGTTCAAAACCACCCTGAAGTTGGGCCAGGACATGGCCGAGGTGATGGGGACATCACTGCCGTCAGCCTCGATGCAGCTCGCCAAAGCCCTGGACAATCCAGTGCTCGGGCTTAACAGCCTGCGCCGGGCCGGTGTGTCGTTCAGTGAGCAGCAGAAGGAGATGATCAAAGACCTGGCTGAAACCGGCAGGCTCTTTGAAGCGCAGGATATGATCCTTGCCGCAGTAGCGGCTCAGCTCGAGGGCGTGGCCGAAGCGGTGGCAGCGAACACATCAGTGGGCGCATGGGATACGTTCACCCAGCGGGTGGGCGAGTTCAACATGGCTGTGGCCAAGCTGGTCAAGAGCAATGAAATATTCAAAGGCTTTTTCGATACCGTCAATGAAGGGCTGAGGCAGTCGGCGGAGTTCCTGGACCCGTCGCTAATGGTCGATGAAGACCTTAAAAAGGCGTGGGAAGAAGCCGGCAAAGATCTCCGAAACGCTTTTGCCATCAAAGAGCGGGACCAGGACAAATTATTGGCCGGATTCTCGGCGAATAAAAACTATGAAGCCGCTGTACTGCGCTTTGAGCAGTTGACCAAGGAAATCAACGCGCGGCGGAAAGCCGCTGCCGATGAAGCCGAGGCTGCTCGAAAAGGCGAGCAGATCAAAGAGGAGACTGCCGGCGAGCTTCGGCGCGCCTATCTCGAGAAGCAGGCCCGGGAAGTTGAAGCGGTGCTGATTAAGCACCAGCAAAAGTTGGCCTCCATCCGGTCTGGCACAGCAGGCTTGCAGGGTGATGAGTCCACCCAGAACGACCTCGAGCGTGACCGCGGGCTGGCGGCCATCGAGGCGGAACGGGCCCGGCTGGAAGAAAAGCGCTTGCTGGTGGAATCCACCGAGGAGTCACTCGGTGAGATGCGCACAGCGATCCTGGAGAAGCACACCGCGCGCTATAACGAAATCATCGCCGAGCGTAACCGCGAGGCGGCCGAGGAGATGATGTCGAATTATCAGGCGTTGCAGCAATGGGAAGACGCATACAACGAGGCGCGAGTCGAGGGTTATACTAACGCAGCCACTGCGATCGGGGATACGTTCAGCAGCCTGGGATCAATCGCCGAACGCGGCTCGCGCGCAGCGATGACATTCGCCGTGCTGGAAAAAGCCGCGGCTTCAGTACGGATCGGCGCCAATCTGGCAGTAGCGCTGTCAGAGGCGCTCAAGACGACGTACCCGGCCAGCATCGCCGCCTATGCCCAGGTAGCCGCACTCGGTGCTAGCATATTGGCGCAGTTCGCCAGCATGACCAAGGTCGGCAAGCGGGCTGCGGGTGGTCCGGTGCTTCCCGGAAATGAATATCTTGTGGGCGAACATGGCCCGGAACTGCTGCGCATGGGCACGCAGTCCGGGACCGTCGTGCCTAAAGGCGCCACCAACACGTCGCCCAACGTCAACGTGAATATCATCGAAGATGCGTCGCGGGGTGGGCAGGTGGAACAGAACGGCGATAATATCCAGGTGTTCGTTGCGGCCGCCATGTCGCACCTGAGCGACGAATTCGCTTCAGGGCGCGGGCTGTTTGCTGCGATGGAAAATAAATACGGATTGGCGCGATAATGGCGTTAGCAAACCCTACTCAGGACAGCATTGGCCAGCGATGCGTGGTGATGAAACTCGACGGGGACCACACCGCGAGCGATGTCTATTTTGCCATTCGCACTACAGGCCCGTATGCCGTCACCGATGGCGACATTATCCGGTCGGGCGCCGGCGCGGTAGCCACCGATTCACAGCCCAACATCAGCCGGGTTTACTCGCTGGCGGTGGGTCTCGACGCCGATACCACGCATTACTGGGGCGCCGTGAAAGATACGGGGAATGCGGTATTAGGGCAATTCGATACCAAAATAGCGCCGGAACCTGAGACGGGCGGCACAATACCCGGTGCGAGGATATTAGCATGAGTGTCTGGCCTGGAACTCTGCCTCCCCCGCTGCTCAGCAGTTATCACAACAACGATCAATTGCCGACGATCCGGACGGATATGGAGTCCGGCCCGCCGCGCAAAGCGCGTTCCACCCGCCACTTCATGACGCGGGGTCAGCTGTCCATGGTGCTAGACGCCAGCCAGATGGCCGCGTTCCAGCAAATGATTGTAGACAGCAATTACACTGCAGACTGGATCACAGACTGCCCAATCGATACCGGCGGCGGTTTAACGAACCACCG